TAGATTTTCGTTCTAACCAAGCATAATTGTTTAGCTCTTTGATGAGGTTAATACTGTCCTCATCTACTATTAAATCATAGTCTTGCAATAAGCTAATACCAAAAGTTATTGATCCTTGCCCTTTTATACTTGGAACTATATTACATCCTGCTGCTCTTATTTCTGAAATTAGTCTAGGTTCTGCTGAATCTGCTACTATTAAAGAATCCCCTGCAAACTGTTTGTTTAAAGAAACTAGCTGACTGGTAACCAGTCTAGGTTTATAAAAACATTCTTTTAAATATATCTTTTTGTTAGATATGTCTATACTGGTTGCAACTAATGTGCTTGGGTCTGATGCAAAGCCATAGTCTTGCCCATATACAGTTTTACCTACTTCTTTGAATTTACCTATATTCCAATTAGTAAATATAACACCCTCTGCTGCACTTAACCACCCACCTAACATTTGATGCTTGTATTTCTCAGGTCTCCTTTTCTTTATATTCTCTATTTGTTGTAAATAGCTTTCTGATAGGTTTTCTTTGTTGTCTATGTAGGTTGTATGTATATATGTAATATTGTCTTTGGTTGTATTAGACCCCTCTTGTATTCCCTTGTCCTCAAAGTATCTTCTATATATCCAATGTTCTTTGCTAGTAGGGTTTAGTATTAAGATCACTCTATTATGACTTCCCTGCTGTCTAACAGATAGGTCTATTTTGTCAAATGTGTCCTCTGAGGTCAATTCCTCTGCTTCATCTAAAACAAAGGTTGTAACGCCCTGTAATGACTTTAGATTAGCTGTTTGATCTCCACTTGATGTCTTAATACCCTTAAAGATTATCTTGCTTCCTGAACGCTTATTTTTGATCTCATCTTTTGTTATATAAAAGTCATCAAATATATTAAGCAGTTCTAGCTTCTCTATAAATTCAGGAATAATAGACACATAAGCTGATGCTAGTGTATATCTTGTAAAAAGTATTGTATGACCTTTCTCGTATGTAAGCAAGACTAATAAGAGGTTTATGCTAAAAGATTTTCCTGACCCTCTACCCCCAGTTATTATAAAGTAGCGTGAATCTGTTTGTGTGATAGGTGCATACTTTTTGTTTATGTCTATCATTTAAAGTTTATCAGGTCTTTAAAATTGATATTAAAACCCTCACTAGAATTAATATCTACTGATTCTTTTGGTTTACCATATCTATACCCAAAGTACAAGCTCATAGCTCTATCTGAACCCTCTTTAATTTTTTTACCTAATGTTTTAATAACCTCATCATTGTCTATAAGATTATCTAGCTTTTCTATTAACCTTTCCTCATCAGCTTTTTTTGGTCTCCCTGCAAAACCTTTTGTAGAGTGTCCACCATTATTTTTTCTTTTATCCATTATTAATAAAATATTAATTAATTAATTATATAACGAAAAAAATTTATCGTTTTATATAGTCTCCAAATTGTTCATCATATCCTATTTGGTCTTTAGGTTCTCTGTTTCTATTGTATTGATCCTTGTACCATTTTTCATCTCTTTTGTTCTCTAGTTCTTTTTCTAGGTTCGCTAATGCTCTCCAAGCTACCTTTGCTGAGTGAAGCTGACCATCAGTATCAACTTTACCTGCTTCAAATAAATGTCTAGTAAGTGCATCTAATTCATCTGTGCTTTTTGCTCTATCCCAATGTAAAGGTTTGTCAGGATGGTGCTGTTGATTTCCTACATAAGACACTTTAGCAACCTCAGCTAGTGCCTTAGGAAAATATTTAATTAGTCCTGTATATATAGGTATTTGTTTTCTTTTCTTTTTGTCTGTTTCCATTATAATACTTTTTCTTTCCATTTCCAACTCTTAACTACTCTCTCTATGCTTTCTATTTTGTCTCTATCGTTAGGAACTTCTATTACTAATTTTACTAATGGGTTTTCTAGTTTTTTTTGTAATGTGCTGCACTTGTTTTCTAGGTAGTGTATTCTGTCTATCTCATCTATACCTAAATTGCTTCTAAAAGAAAATATGTTGTATATCTCTTGTATTTTTTTGTTGTCTTTTTTATACATTTCAAAGTTCTTTACGCTGTGTATAAGTGTAGCGTGATTTACTGGTTTATTATTTGCTTTTAAGAATAGTGCTATGTTTACCCATCTCATACCTAGTTTTTCTCTTAGTATGTGTATAAGTAGTGATCTCATTTCTACTATGTGTTTTTTTCTACTATCTTCAAATATATTTATTCCTGATAGTTCTATTATCTTGTTTGCTATTTCTAAAGGTTTTAAATTAGTCATTTCGTAATTTTAATAAATTATAACATTCTACATATTTCTGTCTTGCCTTGCCTTTGTATTCTTTTCTAAATAATTCGTATAGTTTTTTAGTGTATTGGTATTTTGTTTTGCATCCTTTATAGTATTTCTGTGAAAACTTTTTTCCTTTACCTCTAAAGTAGTTTACATTGTCTGCACTATCTCCTGCTATCATTTGTTCGTAAAAGTTGTATAGAGCTTCTTGTTCTGTTATGTCTATAACTTCTTTTTTATGATAATTCCACATTAAACAATTAAACTGTTTATAGTCTTTGTCTATTGCACATATTATTACTTGTTCTCTACCTGCTTCTTTTTGTATTTCGTACCAATGTTTTGCCACTAGATCATCTGTTTCTACGCCATACCCATACACACTACTGTAATTTTGTTTTACATAATCGTGCAGCTCGTGTAATAGTGGTGGTAACTCTTGGTTTTTTCTGTTTGCTTTATATACTGGTGTAATCTTTTTCCTAAAGTTTCCTTTGCTTCCATTAAATGTTATGACATTCTGCACATCATATACCTCATCTATCTCGTTTATTATTTTCATAAACTGCTCATCAAATTTACCTGCTGCATCTTTAATGTCTCTATAATATATATCTTCTAGTTCCTCATCTTTTTTTCTAGTCCTATAACAACTTGCAAATACTAAGCTGTCTGCATCAAACAATACTATCATATAATATGTATAAAAATGTTATTATCAAACCTAATATAGATATAAGTGTAGCTTTTGCACTTTCTGTATATTTCTCATCACTCCTGCCTTGTCTTGATCTATACTGTCTCATCTTCTAATTTTTTTTCTATAACTCTTTTATAATCATATCTAGGTCTTGCTTTATGATATGTGTCTTGTTTTAAATTTATAGTATGTTTATTTAATATATTACCCTCTAAATCTAGTATGGTATATCCTTGTGCTACTAATAATTTTATTGCAGATAATTGTTCTTTTACTCTTTCTTCTATTCTGTATGATTCAAATATTTCGTTTGTTATTGGCATAATTTTATTTTTAAGTTCTTAATAAGGGTGTGGTTTTGTCGCTTCATGCGACTAAAACCCACCCATTTTGTCTAAACAAGATTACTGTTCTTCCTCTTGTTCTCTTACACTTAGTTCCTCTAATATTCTATTTGCTAACTTAATGCAGGATGTAAGCTCTCCTTTAAGTTGCGAGGTTCTAATTGTTTTTATTTCATTGTTAGTTAAGAATGACATACCTGCAATATACAAATTATTAACAAATATTCAATAAGTATTATTAAGATTTATTATACTGGCATCATTTTCTTTTAGTAAATACACCTCTTTCTTTAGTCTTTTCTTAGTCCAAAAAGATGTGTCAGGACAATATAATTTTATAGCATTTGGCATTTGTAGATTGTCTAGCCAATACATATAATTTCCTTTAGGATCATTAACAAAATACAACCTTACTTCGACATCAGGTGTTTCCATTAATGCTTTATATTTTTTTACTTCTAATAATTTTTCTTCATAGTATTTATCACGAAACTTATATTCTATTATGCAAGATTTGTTTTTTGGTGTATATCCACGAGCATCAAACGATTCATATTTACCACCAGTCCATTCTAAATCCCAACCTATTACATTTAGAATCATAGTTACAGCTCTTTCCCACTTATGTATTTTACTAATTCCCATTATCCCAAATCTTATTTAAATCAGCTATCCATTGATTTATCTGCTTTGGGGAACAGGTGCAAGGGTTTGGTAGTTTATGCTTATAGTAGAATCGGTGCAAGTCGCATACCAATTCAAATTCTTTTCTTGATATGACTGATTTTTTTGCCATACGAAATTTCTTCCATTTTTGTCGGTCATCTTTATTAAATTTAATTACCATCTTTTTATTTTAATATTGTTTAGTGATTCTTTTCTTTCATCACAACCACAAGAATCATAACCTAATTTTTTAGCTATCCAAGTAGCTATCTTTTTTCCTTGTCCTAATGTGATTATGTTTATTACTTTTTCTACTATGTCTCCTAATTTCATATTTTTTTATATTTATATAGTAATTCTTTTTTTATAAGATATGCTTTTTTTTGTTTAGTATCTCCTCTACCTACAAACTTTTTATATGTCAAATTGTTTTCTGTTATACATTTTTTTATGTTGTTTACCATAAACCAATTATATTGTAAGCCATCATATATTACCCACCACTTAGCTTTTGTTGTACTTAATGCTGAGGGTTTATTATTAAATTCTATTTCTATTACTATATTGCCTGTGTGCATACTTTTTTTATCAGACTTGACCTCTACTCCTATTTCTAATTCAGGTATATATATATCCCAGTCTTTACAATATCCTTTTTGTATATATGCTTTTGGGTATTTTTCTTGTATTTTTTCTAATACAATGTTTTCATATATTTTTCCTACTTTCAAATCAGATTGAAAAACATCATTCATAGTAATTTTTTTAACTTTTCTTTTACTTTATTGTATGTGTTATATAGTGAGTAGTATGGTATTCCTGTTTTTCGTGATAGTGATGCTACGCTTTCATCTTCTTGGTTTAGCATCAAAAAGACTTTTTTATCATACCAGTACATATTGTCTAATGCTTCTAATATTATTTTATACTTTCCCTCATAGTCAATGTCTGTCTGTGCTGCTCTTAACTTTTCTGTACCTACTCTTTTTATATTTTTACCCTTTCTCTTTAGATCAATAAACATTGTTCTTAATGTTAAGTAGATATAATAATAATTTATTTCGTGTTTACCATAGCTAATGTCTAAACCTTTTTCTAGTTTTAGTTGTATTTTGATATACATTTCTTGTACTAAATCACAAGATGTCTCATAATCTAAACCAAACGACCTACAAATTTCTATCCAGTCATTATTCTTTGCGAACAACAACTTCATACTTTTTTTTATCATAACTACTCTTAGTCAAGAGGATCATATAAATCCCCAACTATTATTGGTAGTCCTAACTCATTAACCTCAAAGCTAAAAGTATCAAAAGCGTAACCTCTGCTTCTTTTACACTTAACTGTAATTCGTTCTTTGTGTACGCTGTTTTGTTCAAGTTGTATTTGTGTTTCTGTTTTCTTTTCTAGGAAACTTCCTAGATGTCCTGTTGGTTTGTCTGAGCCGAAATTACTGTGTATTACTAATATAATATGTATATTGTAAACTTCACTCCACTCCATTATTTTCTGTACAACATCATTTGCTTCTTGTATATTATTTACATCATTACATAAATCTGCAACCCCATCAATAATACAGCATCCTATGTTTTCTTTTGTCTTAAAACAATGCTCTATAAATTCTACTCTTGTTTTTGGCATAAGTGTTCTCAAACTATAAGTATGATAGCACCCTTGTTCATTGTATTTGTTCATTGATAGAACTCTTTTAAAAACTCTACCACAATGCCAAGAACCTTGCTCTGTGTCAAAGTGTAAAAGGCATCTGCCATTTCTATGACCTTTAATGTTTCCACCAAAAGTATTACCCCCTGACAAATATACACTCGCTAACAAAGATATAAAAAAAGTTTTTTTAGTTTTTGGTGCTGCTTGTACAAAGCTAAATGATCCATAAGTTCCTATTGGTACTGGTAGCAGTTGGTCTCCTGTGCTAGATTTTATTAGCTTCTCTCCCATTGAGATTGCAACTGGTGGGTATGATAGTTCTTTGTTTGTGTCTATGAAACAGGTCTGCTCTATCTGTCTCATTAAGTCTTGGTGGTTTGTCATTATCTAAATATAAAAAAAAAAGAGGGTAAAATAATAACACTCTACCCTCTAATTAGAAAAATTAAAAAACAATTTCTTAAAATGGTAAATCTTCTTTCTTGTAGGCATCTTCTGTACCTGCAATTATATGTTCTGTGTTTTGTTGCTTTTCTGCAAGTTGAACATTACCATCAGTCCATATTACTTTTCCATTTCCTAGTGTATGTTTTTTCTTTTTTGCTTCTCTTTCTTCTTTACTTTGAGAATCATAAAGCCATACATTATTACCAAATCTAGTTTGGTCATTTACAGAAATAGTAAAGTTGTAATAAACTGCACCATCTTTGCCTTTAACAAATTTTTCTTTAGGTAGTTTATCTACCCTAATACTCGTACTAATTAATAAACTCATAATATAATTTTTAAATTAAAGATTCTAGTTCTGTTTTTTGATCTTGTGTTACTTTGTATTTTTCTTCTACATAACTCATAGATTTACCTGCCTTTAAAACTTTTATAACATCAAACCAGTCTTTTGTACCTTTAGTGATTTTAGGTTTGTTATTATGGTTGTGTGTGGCATCTGCATCTTGTGTGTCATCTATCAGAAACAAATTACCAAGTGCATATTTTTTACCATAGCTACTAGCAGTTCCAAATTTTTGTGGCATTTGCATACCCTTTTGATCTAGTTCTACACCTACTATTGCACTTGCTTTCATTCGCATTAAACCATCAGTAATTATTGCTGTTGATTTTATGGTATGACTATCAATAAGTTTTTCATTAATTCTTACTGTTAGTCCTAGTGGTATTAAAAAAGGTTTTATAGCTTCTAGTATATCTTCTGCTGACCTGTAATAATACTTGCCAAATTTATTAAACTTGGTTTTTTTTGCTTTTAGTTCTGTTTGAACCTTAGCAATTTTTTCATTAAATGTGGGTTCTTTTTTCATCAATTAACTTTTCAATTTGTATTTGTTTAAATTCTAAAACACCAGTTAGTGTCTTAGTTTTCTCTTTCTCTTTATCAAGAGCTTTTTCTAATGCTTCTACTCTATGACTTAGATACTTGACCATTAAGGAACTATAATTGTGTTTCTCCATACTTTCGTTGGTGTTCATCCTTTAAGTCCTCTAATGCTCTTTTGCGAATATCGAGATGTCTGTTATGTCTATCTCTTTCTTTAGTGTGATATGTAATATCAAACTCACATTCCCTTATTGTTTCCTCTAAGTTTATTTGATCTTTAGTTTTAAGTTCTTCAACTATTGGTTCTGTCATAATAAATTTTTAATTAAACTTACATCTAAGTTATTAAAAAAATATTTAATAACCTAATTATAGACAAAAAAAAGAGATAAACCTAAATTTACCCCCTTTTCCCCAAAGACAAAATGAACAGAACTTATCAAAATTAATTATTTTCCATTAACTTGACAAATTCTTTATACCTATTTATTAACGAAATAAGATCATCATTTGATAATTTTACTGTTTTTTTTGATTTTTCTAGTAGTCTTTTAGGTAATCCACTTTCTTTTTTTTCTAATTCTATACTATAAATATACTGCTGTCCTGCATTATATCTATTACAATATCGGCACTGGCTATATACATTCTCTGTATCATATCGCACAGAGAAATGTCTGCGACTTAAAAAATGACCTGCATCTAATTCTTTGTAATGATACTTTTTCTTGCAAGTTATACAAGTACAAAAACCATTTTTATCTGCATCTCTTAGTCTTATATATAGACTAAATATTGTATCTAATCTTTTTATTAATGATTTTCTAGTAACCTTTCTAGGCATATTATTATAATTATAAACAAAGAAAAGAAAAAAGAAAAAGTAAACAAAAAGAAAAAAGAAAAGAAAAATACCCCCCTAAAAAAAAAACAATTTTATTTACACGATCCAATAGGAGTGGTTACCTAAAGTTTTGCAACTTAGACTGATTTGCGACAGGATGACAAATATATATAAAATTATTTTAAATAAAACTTTCTGTATTTATAAAAAAGTTTAATTACTAAAAATAATAGTATAATACTCCAAATGTTTAAGTGTGGTTCTCCACACATTCCTAGTAAGTGTTTTAATGTTTCCATATTATCTACCTTGACCTCTATATTTTTTCTTGTATTGTTTTGATGTCTTTAATCTACTTGCATTTTTGCTGTGTGGGTGTGAGGTTCTTTTCCTCTTTCTATAAGTAGATATTATTTTTTTTGGCATTATTTTCTAAGTATTTTTGCAGTCTTTTCTATACCCCTAGATGTGAAATAAAAACCTAAACTCATAATTACTATCTGACCTAATAAATCTACATATTGATTTGCAATATTAAACTCTCCTATATTGCCATCAGTAATAGCAAATAGTGTATATAAAACTAAACTAAAAATAGTTAGTAGAGGTCTTATGTTTTTAGAAAGCCAACTATCACTTTGCATATCAGAAGCGTGTCTTGATGTAATTTCTTTTTCTAAAGATAATTCGTGAGACATAAATATTTCTGTCATTTCTTTTTCAAATTCAGCTTTCTCATCTTTTGTCTGTACAAATTTATCTACTACTCCTGAAATTTTATCAGCTATGCTACTACCTGCACCACCAAATATTTTTGCTAGTATTTGTTTCATTTTTTATCTATTTCTTTAAGTTTATTTATTGCCCAGTTAATACCTGCTGAACCACCCCAAGCATCCCACATTATACCACCACAACCCTCTGAATAAGGCACATCTTTATTTTTTTGATGTCTCTTAAATGATGCCATTCTAGCTATCGTGTCTCTTGTTATATTTTTTCTGTCTGCTAGTTGTCTAGCTCTAGTCCATCCTACCTGTGTACCACAAGAACTACCATTTTTTTCTTTCCACTCTATTGCTCTTTTAGCGTTGTTTGATGCACCTTTAGGGTAGTCATTATACGATTCTAATTCTACCTTTTTATAAGCATCGTAACACATAGCTATTGCTTGATCTTTCTTGTGATATTTAGAAAGTTCAGGCACACACCTCATCATAAAGTCTTTTTGCTTCTCGTTCTTTTGTGGTTTAGGTATTGGCATTTTAATATATTTTAATATGTAATACTAAAAAAAGAAAATATAGATTAATTTCTAAAAAATCATTTTCATTATCTTTTGGGTGTATTGAAACCCCTACTATAAAAGTAAAACCACTTATTGATCTATCAATTAATGCAACCTCGTATCTCACGACATCACATAATAAGTTATTTGTGAACCTTTTGCTTTTGCTTGTAATGTTCTATTTCTATTTGCTTTTTTACTAACATAAGAAATATGAATCCATCTTGGACTTGTTCCCTCTTTATTAGGGTCTCCACCTAGTTCCCATATCATTTGATCGTAGTCTAAGTTTTCTTTTATCCATTCAAATAACTCTCTATTAGTTTTATCTCCCATAGTAGTCATATCTATTGCTTGTCCTTTTGTATGTTGCGAGGTTCTTCCATTTGATCCGATTGCATCACATAATTCAGGACTTCTATAAAAACTATTAATACGAATAGGATGTTCACACCACTCTCGTAATGGTTGAAAAACTTTTTCTGCTATTGTTTTCATATTTTTAAGGTGTGCTTCTGTTGGCACATTCTTAATTTTATGCTTTGTAGCAGTAGCAGAATATGTAGCTTCTTTATAGCTTATATTTTTACTTATTTTCTCCTTTTTCTTCATCTTCTTCTATTACTGTATAGCTTCCATCTTTTAAATCTATATTAACTTTGCCATACTTTTCTTCTAATTCTTTCTTAGAATCATTTTGTTCAGTCATAACTTGTGTATATAAATGGTTAAGACTGTGTTTTTGTGTTTCTAGTACACCTAGATCGTGATATATTGCACTTTTCTTTTGTTCTTGTTCTTGTAATTGCTTTAGTTCTTCTTTACTTATTTTACTCATTTTTTAAAAATTTAAATTAATAATATTCAAATATAATTATTTACAATTACATTGTTTCTTTAATAAATCAACTTCTGCTTTTAGTTCTTGTACTGACTTCACTAATAAAGGAACTATTTTAGAATAATCAACAGATTGCATTTCTTCTGCATCTTTTTCTCCATTAACTGCTTGAGGCAAAACTTCTTCCAATTCGTGAGCCATTACACCATAACTTCTGCTTTCATCTACTTTCCATTTAAAGTCATAAACTTTAATGTCAGAAACTTTTTCTAAACCATTAAAATCTTGTAAATCTTCTTTTAATCTATAATCAGAAGATGTGTTATAGGCAGTTGAATTTGTTGTTATACTTATTGAGCCAGGAGTTGTTGCTCCATTATGTCTAAATAAAACTGCTGTATGAGTTCCACTATGACCTCCAATAGTAACTGATGCTCCACTTGCAGAATCTGCAATAAAGAAATTTTCGTTTGTTGGCTCACTACTATAATCAGTTAAATTAAATAACAAATGCCCATCTTTATTAATTGTCATTCTTGTTGTTGCTACTGTATTATTTGCAGCAGCAGTATTGAATTGTATTGTTGAACCACCATTATTACCAATTAATGATATTCTAGCGTGTGATTTATTAGTATCTCCAAAAACACCTGTTTCAGAATTTCTATTCACATCTAACTCTAATGCTGTTCCATTAGCATTTACAAAACCACTCGAACTTGATGTAGTTAATTGCAATACTCCATTAGAATCAATACGCATTTTTTCATTTAATGCACCACCACTTTGAGAACTTTTAAATATAATATTAGAACTAACATTTGTTTGACCTGAATTTGCAGTTAAAACTAAATCATTTCCACTTGTTTCAAATTTAGATGATTGACCTGCATCTGTTACAATTACATCTCCATCACAAGTGATAGAACCTGATTGTGAAATTTCTACTTTAGTGGAAAAAGCATCATTCATAAAAAAGAACCCATTTGCATTTGCACCTATGTACATACCACCTGCTGCATTTCCTGACCTAAATAAACCTATTTGAGCATTAGCATTTTGTGTTGTTATTCTTGGATAATCATTTGCATCATTTGTTACAAAAGTTCCTGAATTTCCTGTTGCTATTGAATTATTTTTATCATTTACTACAATGCTTTTCTGTAGGCTTACTATTCCATCATCTGCAATTCTCATTCTCTCTTGTAGTGAGCCACCATTTGACCTAGTACAAAAATATATATCTGTATCTCTATCTCCTGCATCTACAAATTCAGCACCAATTCTTGCAGTAACAAAACCTGTTGAATTAAAGAAGTCAATAGGTATAAAGTTGCCATCTGTATTACTTGTATTTTTTAACTCTATCCCTAAATCAGAACTAACAGTTATGCCTGTTTGGGTATCAGAGCCGTGTTGTCTTATTCTGCCTGAAAAAGTTGCCCTACTACTTGTATCTAATCTCAAAACATTTGTAGACCCATTTCTAATAAGAAAATCTCCAGATGCTACTGCTGATGCTGAATTACTACTTGCACTTTGAATTTTCCAAGTTGAACCACCACTAGCTGTATTTGCAAGTGTTAAGATAGTATCTGAGTTAGCTGTTGATAAACTTACATCACCTGCAAAAGTTGCACCTGAACCTGTTATATTTAATCTTTCAGCAAGTACATTATTATCCTTAACATAAAAAATCATCTTATCATTTAGGTTTGCTTCAGCTGTTTCAACCACCTCTATTCTACCAATTTCATTAACTGTCGAATATGTTGAGTTCTCGGCAAAAAAACCAACACCTACGCCAAATCCATTTGCAGTTGTTCCTGATGATAAACTTTTTAAATCTAAAACATTAACAGAATCATTTGTCGTTGCACTTGTGTTTTCGATTATACCTGAACCTGTTACAGTAACACCTGCACTTGTAGTTTCCAACTTTTTAGAATTATTAAAATATAAACTAACTGAATCATTTGGAATAGCTAAAATCATATCCTCGTTTGTAGAAGATAGTAAAGCTAGTGCAGCACTTGATTTAATTCTTAAATCGCCTGTTCCAGAATGGTCTACATAACTATGACTACCATCGTGATAGATTTCTAAATCAGATGAAGAGCCAAATTTAGCTTTTACATTATCTGACAACTTTATATCTTTATTAAATGAAGTTATGACTTCACTTCCATCTAACCTAAAATAATCAATTAAACCACCATTCCCATTATCACATCTAAAAATAATATCTCCACTATTTTGTTGGTTTTTTATATTTAAGTCGCCTGTTAAATTATCTATCGAACTATCTCCTCCATCGTGAAAAATAGATAAATCTCCACTATTACCTGCTTTAAAAGCAACACCATCAACTGTTCTTATTTCTCTACTTGCAATAGTTCTTGCATCTGAGCCATCAAGTCTTAAATATTCAGCAATACCTCCAGAACCATTATCAGAAAAGAATACAATATCCTTATCATTTTCATTATTAATTATTTGTAAATCTCCTGTTTCATTACTTATTACAGAATTAGTCCCATCGTGCAATATTTTTAAATCATTTCCTGTACCTATATTTAAAGTTTTACTATCTGGTAAACTTACATTACCTGCAAAGTTTGAGTTTTGAGAGTTGTCTAAGGTTAATGTAGTGCTTCCTCCATCAGTTTGTAATTCTAATAATTTTCCTGATGCACTTCTTAGTATTGCTCTATCTGAACCAAAAGTTAAAACACCTATTGAGTTACCATAGCTTATAGTTGAATTTGCATCTACAAAACCTAAAGTTTCTAAATTATCTAAAGTTAAACTTGCTGCTGAATATCCTGTTGCAGTTATATCAACTGTTGTAGTTGGCTCTGTTTCTAAACCTTTAAATAATTTGAAATTATTACTATTTGAAGCATCTGCAAATAAACCTAAATATCTATTTGTACCATCATTATATCTACCATAAAAACCAATATCAACTGAATTAGCTGAATTGTCTTTTGCCATTGAGATTAAAGGATCTTCAACTGCTAGTGTATCTGTATTTACTGTTGTAGTTGTACCATTAACTGTTAAATCTCCTGCTACTGTTAAATTTCCACCTGTGGTAATAGCACCATCATCTCTAGCTATTGTTAAAGCATTGTTGCCTGTAGAAGCATTATTATGGTTTTTAATTATAAAGTTATTACTTGTATTGCCCTCATTGGTTAAAGTAAAACCAAAAGTCATAGAGCCAGAACTTCTATTTTCTGAAAATAAAATACTATTAGTTTTATTGCCTAAATCATCTCCACCTAAAATTATTGCACTTGAAGCACCATCGCCTGTATTATCAAGTGTTAAATTTCCACTTCCAACAATATTACCTGTAACACTAACACCTGTAGATGTAGTTTCAAATTTTTTGCTACCATCATAATATATATCAACACTATCATCAGCATTACATACAAGCATATTCTCTCCTGCTAAAGACCTTAAAATAACAAAACTGCTGCCTTTAATTTGTGTTGATGTAGTACCTTCAATAATTAAACTTCCTGTACCTGCATCTTGTATGTAACTATTTGTGCCATCGTGATAAATTTGCAAGTCATTTGAAGCACCTGCTAAAAATTTACCTGTATCAGTACCAACTCTAATATTGCTACTTGCACCTGTTACTGTTATTGTGCCTGTTGAATCTGTTGTACCTGTTATTGAAACACCACCTGCTGTTGTTTCAAACTTTTTTGAATTATTGTGGTAAAGTTCTACTGCTCCATCAGTTAAAAATCTTGCTTTATATTCACTAAAATCAGGATTCATTATATCTACTTGTGTACCTGCAATTAATAAATTACCTGTACCTAAATCTTGAATAGCTGAGTTACTACCATTGTGAAATATTCTTAAATCTCCTGCATTACCAAATCTTGCTTGTACATTGTCATTATGATGTGTTGTTTTTTCAAACAAAACTTCTGAGTCAGCACCAATCATACTGAATAGAGTTTCAAGACCATTGCTAGTAGTGGTTTTAAAAACTATATTAGAAGAACCTGTTGTTTGATTTCTTATTTCTAAATTACCAGTATTATTTCTTATATGACTTAAACTACCTGTATGGAATATCTGCAAATCTGCACTTGAACCAACTTGTAATTGGACATTATCATTTAACCTTATTGTTTTATTAAATGTAGTTCTTCCCTCGCTTCCATCTATTTGTATATAATTTTCAACCCCCCCAGAACCATTATCTGATTGGAATATTATATCTTTATCATCTGCCCTGTTAGTAAATGTAATATCACCTGTATCATTAAGTAATATCATATTGCTACCTGTATGTTTTATAAATGAATCACCACCTGAGCCAAATAAAACACCTTTATTATCAACAACTCTTACATCTAAAGAAAATTCAGTAACAGAAGCACTACCATCTAATTTAAAATATGTAGCAGTTCCACCTGAACCATCATCACTTTTAAAAATAATATCTTTGTTATCGTGAGTGTTTTGTATTATAAGGTCTGCAACTTTACTATCTATTATATTGCCACTACTGTCATTGTATATTTCAAAATCTTGACCTGAACCTAATCTTATTTTTTCATCATCGCCTAAATCTAAACCATCTGCTGTAACAACGCCTGTAAATACAGGATTTGATGGTATTCCAATTTGTAATTGCTGACTACCTGCTGATGTTTCTATTTCGTTTGCAGTACCTACGATTGCAAATACTTGACTATCTAAATCTACTGAACCTGTACCACTATCGCCACTAAAATCTAAGTCCTCTAATGTTATTTGTGAGGTAACAAAATCTTTTACTGCTGCACTTGTGGGAATAGATGTGTCATTATCATTATTTGCTATGCCATCTGCTTCATCTACAAACTTAGTTATGGTTATACTTTCTCCTGTATCTTTTAATGATCCAAATTCTAAAATATTTGTTACCTTAAAATCTCCTGCATTATTTAAAAAAACACCTGTTTGATTACCTGAACCATCTGTTAGCTCTCTTAATGATGCACTAATAACTGCATTATCAATAGTCTTGATAAGTCCTACATAAGTGTTTGATATTTTAGTGTTAAATAGACTTGCCATAATTTATCTTTTGTTTATTCTTTTTCCTTTTTAAAAAAGTTTTTAATTTTTCTACATTATTTTTTTTTGGTTTGTATCTCATAATACCCATCCATTAAATGTTTGATCTTGACTAGGGTTAATTTGGTCATTTGTATTACTTGTATATTCAGGGTAGTCAGATTGATTAAAACTCATAAAATCTACAAATCTTCTACCATAATACTCTCCATTATCTCTTGCCTTTTTTACTATATAGTCAAGTTCATCTTTAGAGACTGTCTCTGCTGTTTCGCTACTGTGCTTAAATACGCCACCATTTCTAATTTGTATATAATGAAATGGATAAAAAGCTGCTTGTGCATACCATATCAAAGCAGGTACTATATAATCATTTAACAATGTCTTATATTTAGCGTTAGCAACTAAGTCAATGTCTCCACTTGTAATCAAAGAACTTATCTTATCATATAACGCTGATCCTGTTATATTTTTTATTTCTAATTCCTGACTTAATTTAATAAAAGGCAAAATTTTATCTGTATCAATATTGCCATCCATATTAGAATTTCTAATTAAGTCTGTTCTATTTATAAAAAGTGCTTGTGCCATAATTATTTCTTTTTCTTCTTACCAAACATTTTATCATAGTACGCCTTTGTGTACCCTTTGTATCTCATATCTTTAGGTGCAACTGGTACTTTTTGTGCATTTTTAGGAAACTTAAAACCTAAACTTTTAGCTTGTCCTGATGTTATTTGTTTTCCCATTCCTGCATTGTCATATCTTTTTAAATATGTCTGTCTATACCATCTATGTTTACATCTTGCACCACCTTTATAAAGCCAAACACTATATGTGCCAGTTGTACTACCACTTTTTGCAAACTTAGGGTTTACTCTTTTTCTTGTCATTTCTAAAATGTCCTCTTTTCTATATACCTTTTTTGCACTTACCATTTTTTTGCAAAAGTCTCGTGAGTTGCTACCTGTCTTTGTAGGGTTGTAAACATACCTAACTAAAAATTTACTTAGTTTTTCTATTGATTGTTTACTTGTACCATCTTGTTCACTATCTTTTGTTTTTCTAGCTATACCTGTACTCACAAATTCATATATTTTTGATAGTGTAGATTTTTTTTCTTTATTCAACTCAGCAATAACACCATCTAGTTCTTCATCCTGCTCATAATCTACTGGTCTTTCATCTACCAAATCATATTCTTTTAATAGTTCTTCTTCTGTTTGCCCTAAGTTTATTAAGTCATCAGCTATTTCACTACCTAAATCATCATCTAATTCAGGTGTTTCTTTGCTCATCTGTATTCCAGTTTCTTCTTCTATATCTTCATCATCTTGTAAGTCTGTGTCTATCTCAGTAAATTCAAGAGGTTGTAAGGTTACAAAATAAAGTTTTAGACTTATATCATTATAAGCTAATATTTTGTCAAAACAATCTATTAAAACATCTTGTAGAGGTCTAATAACAGTATTGTCAAACAGTAAACTTGCAGTTTTTATTTCATCTGCATTAGAACCAAAACCACCATTTTCTCTAATACCTAAAAGGAAAGGACTAACTATTCTATGACCGATCATAATTTTTCTAGAACACTCATTACTTAAAAATTCATATTGTTGGTGTGCATCAGATAATTGTACAGGTGTCAAACTAGGTTCTTGTTCTTTAGAATCTGAAAAACTGAGTATAAACTTCCCTGCATTGCTACTCCCTGAAAATTTTTGTGCTATTTTGCTTTCTAATAATCTTCTTTCCTCAGGGTTCGGTACTCCATTGTGCATCGAAATTAACATTGTAGGACTAAGACCTTGTTGTATATTGTTAATATGGTAATTGCTTATTTCTTCTTCTAGCTCACAATACTGAATACAACCATTCCAAGATGGTGTACAGTAATAATATAAACCTGATTTATAAGGTTTGATATATAGTATTTCTATTGATTCATTAGTTTTACCAAATGCACCAATTCTTTGTGGTTCTTCGTTAGGTTTTATTTTAGACCAGTCCTTAAAATAATAATATGCTTCTATTTCTCCTTTGTCATTTGCCTTTTCAGCTCGTAATGTTTCTACTGGAAAATGCTCTACTTGTGCTATTGTCTTTCTGTCTTTAGAATAAACTACTTGTAATGCAGCTTGTCCAAATAAATAAAAATCATAACATAATTTTCTAACACAGTCTTTCTTAAATAAAGATACCATCTTAGCATATTGGTCAGGTTTCTTGTTAGCATTTAAAGCATTTAGACCTTTACCAAATATTTGTTGTGCAATGCCATTTACAGCAGCATTATTTGTCGCAGAACCATTAAATCTATCTAAAATAAATTGAAAATAATTATTATCTTCTCCAAAAGACACCCATTCTCTGTTGGGTTGCTCTTTCATTATAGGTGTAGTATAACTGCTTAAATTAACTAAACTGATTTCAGACTTTGAATTTTTTACAAACTGTCCTAAACTATTTCTTTTTCGTGTTTTCATATTACAATATACTCATTATCAAATGAATTATTTGTTACATACTGATCCTTATTAACAATATAATGGTCATTGTCATTTTTTTGGTCAATGTCTTGGTCAGTTACAAATATTCTATCTTTATAAACTCTCTCTTTTTGGTTACTATCTGTTTGCCATATTTCATCATACATTTGCCATAGACTTAAATTTGTATTCCAAAAGTTAAAATCAGCATATAAATCTAAGTCATAAAATCTTGATTCTTTAAAAATAGTATTGCCTAATGAATCTATATAGTTGTTTGTAAACTGCATATAGTCTCCACTTGTAGTAACAGTATCCTCAAAATAAGTAAAATGTTTATTTAAAGAACTATCTCTAACATCAATAGTAAAAGACCCTAGATACTCTCTAGGTATTACATTAAGTGTTTGGGATGAGCTTGTGGTTAATACTATCATTATGTATATAACGATTAAAATAAGTCAATTTGTAAAATAAAAAAGCACCCTGAAAAGAGTGCTTTATTATACTAATATTAAGAGTTTATTAGTTTGGTGTGATTTGTGTCGCACTTGCTGAAATTACTCCTGCATCTACAAAGGCAGGTGCTTTTTCTTCTTGACCCTCGAACACAATAGTGAACCCATAAAGATCAGCAGCAGCAGCACCAGTAACCACAGTTCCCCCAGTACATTCTACTCCATTTTCTAGTCCACATAAAAATTGATTACCTAAATAATCTTCTACTACTAGATGTGGTCTGCTTACTGCAAGTAATTGTAATTCTTGCTGTGTTGCATTATCTAAAAATGGTAAAGTTAAATTTAATGTCTGAGCAAAAAATGTCGTTCCATTTTCTCTACTACTATTTATTGTTGATTCTAAAGATGAATTTCCTTTAACATCAAATTGAAACCAAGCAGGACTGCCTGAAAATGCTGATATAGTACCATCTGCATCTACTGTTACAGTTCCTAAAGTTCCAAAATCAGCAAAATAAACCTTTTTTACGCCACCAAAACCTGTTTTACAAGGTAACTTTCTTCCTGTTGTTAATGTACAAGCCATATTATTATATTTTTAAAAGGTTAAAAAAAAGGTAGAGTAAAACCCTACCCCTTTTGTAAATTATTTATACTGTTGGATCGTAAAGTACAATTTCACTTCCGATTCCATATTGAACACCTGCTGTGTAACGACAGATAAATCTAAAATTTTGTGATCCATCTAAATCTGCCATATCTAAGGTTTTAACTAAATTCATATCATTTAAGATACCAGTACCAAAGTATAGGTTAGATTTTTGTGCCAACATCATTTGGTTGTTAGAAAGACCATTAGCTAAGAAAATGCTAACGCCATCAAAAGTTAATGGTGTGTCCATATTGTACCACATATTAACTCTGTTTTCATAACCACCACCTTGTGCTGCTAAAGCTCTTACATACGCTTTTGCTACATTTTTAGACACATATAGGTGTAAATCTTCTTTTCCATAAATTGCATTAGGACAAGCATCTACTACTTTACCCATTTCTGCAATTACATTTGATGATGTTACAGTTGTTCCTGTAATATCAGAAACATCTGAATCTGCTTTTGCTAGTGTAACTAGACCATCATATTCTCCTGCATTTGAGTTTACTCCTACCCAAATGTTTGTTTCATTTTTTGCAGCAATTTCTGCGGAAATATGACCAATTAAAAAGTCTGAAAACTTAGGTGGCATATTTTCAAATGCTGAATAACCCATTTGTGCAGCTTCCCAGTCAGAGACAAAAGGAGTTTTACATAATTCTAGGTTTACTTGAAATTCCTCAGGTTGTATGATTCTTTCTGTAAGAGTAACATCTCCTGCATTAGTAAAATCACAACTTGCATTAGCAATTAAGCCACTTGTAGCGACTTTTTTAATAACTTCTTTAAGTTTAATGTTAGGTTTTACTTCTACACCACCTTTTTCGATAGTGTTTGAAGAAAGGAGAGCAGCAGCAATATATTTCCCTGCGAACTCACCTGCATAAGTTGATGTAATATTTAACGCCATTTTTATTTAATTTATTTATTTATTTTACTTAAAACTCTATCTAATGTTGATAGTTTTCTTCTTTTAGAAAATTGTACTTGATCTACCTTTACCTTTGCTTCTGGACTATGTTTAATAGGTTCAGCAGCAGGTGCAGATAGTTCTTCTTTAACTTCCTCTTTTACTTCTTCTTTTACTTCTTCAACTACTTCTTCATCAGTTTCGTTTTCAGTAAATTCTTCTTTTATAGTTCTCGACTTTGGTTGTCTAGGAGTAGCATCTTCTGCTTCTGCTTCAACTTCTTCTTTATCTTTAGGCATCATCATTTCTTCAACTGCCTTTTCTAAGTCAGAAACTCTGTCTTTTAATTCTTCATAGAATTTGTATAAGTCCTCTTTTTCTTCCTCAGACTTATCTTCTGCTTCCACTTCCTCTTTTTCAGGTGCTTCATCAGAAACTTCTCTAACATCAGCAATTACACCTTCTTCTTCAACAACGACTAACTCGCCTGATTCTAAGATGTATTCGCCAACTGGCATAGCAACCTTTTCATCATCTGTTACGATAAAGATTTCTTGCCCTTTTGCAAATGATTCTGCTTCTACAACAGTACCATTTTCTAACTTTCTTTTTTCAAGTTCTACTTGAATATTTAAAAGTGTACGAATTTTGTTTATCATTTCACTACTTTTCATAATTACTTATTTAACGATTTTAAAAATTAATTTTGCATTTTTAACTTGCAACTCTGCTTATTACTCCTATGCCCTGCGCCCATAATGAGCCATCACAGCACTCCCTAGAGTAAGTATCTTTATCTTTACATAGACAACCCCTTGTGCTTCCCTTAGGACTTGTTCTACTTGGTATATATGTTTCTTTAGACATTTATATTAAAAGTATGGATTGTCAAATTCAAATATTCTACTAGCAGAAACAGTACCAATATTGGTCAATAATGCTTTTGCACGATCATATCCTGCTATTGCACTTGGTTTAATTTCTAACTCTTTTGCAGCTCTTTCAGCTTTTTCTAAATTTTCATCTGCAAAATCATATACATCATCATATTTCTTTTCTACTGCTTCTGCTTTGTCTAATAATTTATTTCTTTTAGTTTCTACCTTTTGTATTTCTTTGACAATTTTTGCCATTTCTTTATCCATAGCTGCTGCTTCTTTATAAATATTTTCCTCAGCTACTACTAATTTATCTAATTGTGCTTCTGCTTTTTTAATATTAGAAGCAACAGATAATTGAACTTTCTCTAACTCTACCTTATCTTTAGGGAGTTTGTTTAATACTTTGTTTATATTAGTCTTGTTTATCATAACTTGATTTTTTTACACATTTACCATTCTTTTTTACAAACCCCTGTGGACATTTACCATCTACTAAATCGTAAGAGTTTTGTATAGGTACACAATTAGGAACTTTTTGACCATTTTTCATTTTCATACCATACTGCTCATATCCTGC